AAGAGCTACAGCTTAGAGCGCAAGAGATGCAGGCAGTTAATCAGCTTAAAATGGCTGAGCTACAAATGAAAGGCCAGCAAGTTGGATTGTCAGCACAGCAAGACCAGCAGAAGTTTGATTTAGATGTGGCCAAAGCTCAACAGGATTTAAACATTAAGTCACAATCATCTAGTGTTGACAACGAAAAGAAAGCTACAGAAACAGAAGGTGTTGAGCTAGACAACATGGCTAAAAAGATTGACCTAATGACTCCAAACGTAGAAACGACAGTGATTATCGACCCAACCAATAGCTAAAACCTATTAGGTTGCTATTATAGATAGTGATAGTATAATCAAGTTAAATAGTACGCGACTAATTTCGTGATGATTAATTACTCTTAGGAGATTGTTACATGAGTGACCAGACCGAGTCTGAGATAGAAGTAAGCCCAGATGCTAGTTATGTAATCAATGAAGATGTTATTGCAGAGCCAGTTGAAGCTGAATCTATTATTGCTGATAGCGACACACCAGAAGATACAGCACTGGAAAAACAGGAAGAATCCGATATATCGCCAGCAGCTCAAAAGCTAATAGCGGAGAAGGCGTTTTCTGAACGGGAGTCAAAGCGTAGAGCGGATAGTTTGCAAAAGCAGCTAGACGAATACCAGAGGCAACCCGCTGAAGCAGTACCGGAAACCATAGCGATTCCTGATCGATGGGATTTTGATAATGATGCTGAATACCAGGCATCTATTCAACAATACGCGCAAAAGGTATCCGAACAAGGTGCTTATGCTAATCAACAATCGATGGCAAGAGCGCAGCAAGATCGAGCTAATTATGCTCAGCAACAGGAAGCTGTCAAAAAACAGCAGGAAGTTGTTACAGCATATGCAAGCCGAGCTAAAGATTTAGGCGTATCAGCTGAGGCGTTACGACAAGCCGGTGTCAGAGTTGCTAACTATGGCATTCGAGATGATGTAGCAAGTGAAGTGCTTAAAGATCCTGAAGGGGTTTTAATCACAACATACTTAGCAGCTAACCCACAAGCCATCGATGCTTTGAATAACAGCACTTGGATGAACGGGTCGGAAGTATTCGCAAAAGTTAAAGCCCAGGCTAGTAGCTTAAAACCAAAAACGTCAAAGGCTCCACCACCAGCGGATATTTCGTCAGGCGGTGCGCCAAGTCCAGAGGATAATCCTTGGGGCGCGACATTCGAGTAGTCACATATTAAGTGACTGCTAATTTAATTAGGAGTAGTCACTCATGGCTAACAATTTCGATAGTAACTTCACGCGTAAGTTAATGATGAAAGTCTTGGATCGTTTCGAGACTAACCGTTCAATCTCTAAAAACGTAAACACTCAATTGTTTAAAGGCGCTTTTAACCCAAATACGGGTTCAAGCATCGATATTAAACGTCCTACCGATTATGCTTCACATCGTTCTGCTACTGGTGACATTTCATCAAACAAGTCAGACATTATAACTGGTAAAGCAACTGCTACTGTTCAAGATTACATCACTGTAGGCGTTGACTATACTGAAGCTGCTGAAGCTCTTGAACTGGGTACAGACAAATCCCGCCTTTTCGATGACATTGCAACGCGCATTGTTACCGATCTAGAGACTGATTTTGCAGGCTTCGCGATGAAGAATGCTGGATTGCGCTCTGGTACTGTTGGTACTGGTGTTGATTCATGGGCTGATGTAGCTGCTTCTGGCGCATTAATGAATGCCTCTGGTATTCCTGCTGGCGATTGGTTCTATGCTTTGAATCCCTATTCGCAGGTTGCGCTTGCTAATGAGCAACGTTCATTGGGTGTTAATCCACAAGCTGGTTCTGCTAACTCTAAAGCCGTTGTTGCTGAAAACTTCGCTGGTATGACTGTTAAAACAGCCACCACTTTAGCCTCATATACAACTGGCGTTGGCGCTGATCGTGCTGGTACTGTCACAGGTACAACAGACGTAACTTATGTAACTGCTAAAGACACAATGACTCAGTCTATTGCTGTTACTGCTTTTCAGGCTAACCTTGTTGTTGCTGCTGGTGAAACCATCGCAATCACAGGCCGTAACCGTTTGAACTTGTCTACACGTCAGCCAATCGTTGACGCTGCTGGTGCTCAAGTTGTATTCACTGGCACTGTTACTTCAGCTGTTACTCTTAATGGTTCTGGCGCTGGTACTCTTGTTATCACTGGCCCAGCTATCTATGAAGCAACAGGTGCATATAATACTGTTGATTCTGTTGTAACTGCTGGTGATATTGTAACTCTTGGCGGTGCTGCTAGTACTGTCATACAGCCTAACTTGTTCTGGCATCGTGATGCGTTCGCTATTGCTTCTGTTCCAATTATGAAGCTGCATAGCACTGATACTGTTGCCACTACTAAAGATGGCTTGCAGTTGCGTTGTTCTAAGTACAGCAATGGCGATACCAACACTCAGACAGTTCGTTTTGATTTACATCCAGCATATGGTGTGATGAATCCGTTCTTCGCTGGGCAAGCATTTGGTTCGTAAGACTAACAGGGGGCTTCGGCTCCCTTTTTTAATTCGAGGTTTACATGACTACTTGGGTAAAGCCTAGCGGCGTTGAGATTGAGTTAAACGATAATGAAGCTACTGTTAAAATGGCAGAATCATTAGACTGGAAAAAGAAAACCGAAAAGAAAACCCCGGTTAAGCGCAAGAAGAAAATCATAGAGGTTGAATAACATGGCTACAGCAGGCCAGTTAGTAACACAGATTTTAAACGAGATTCTAGTTCGAGAATCCGAGTCCCCAATGCAAGCCGATGAAGTGCAAGACGTTATTTTTAATATGAACGTCTATATGCTCGCTCAATCAGCTAACGGCATAAATTTAGGCTATACGTCAGTATCAGATACCGGCGATACAATCACAGTTCCAGACGGGGCTTTGATGGGCATTATTGCCAATGTCGCGATTATGATGGCTCCAACATTTAGCGCGACAGTATCACCTGGGCTTATTACTAAAGCTCAGGTAGGTATGCGAGCAATGCGTAAACTTGGCGTATCAATGTCAGAGTCCGAGTATCCTTCTACCTTGCCTATTGGCAGTGGTAACGAGCAGAATTGGCGCGATGATCATTTCTATACAGATCAAGAATCGAATATTTTACTAGAATCAGGCGGCTCAATTGGGCTAGAGGAATCAACCTAATGGCTGACGATAATACAACAACTTCCAATAGACAACGCGATACAAAGATATCTGACTTTGTTGGCACTACTACAATTGCAAGTGCTGACTTAATCACGACTGTACAGAACGGCACTAATAAGAAGATGGCAGCGAGTGACTTCATTGCTGGCTTGGGTGTCACAGGCACTATCGTACAAGATGGCGCAGTTACTGGTACGCCTATACTCGACCCACAAGGCACAATCTACAGCATACGTAATGTAGAAGATGGCCCCGGTATATTGTCGAGTGTAAGCGCAGAGAATGGCCTTAAGCTAGAGCATAACTTTAGTTTTGATCAGACGGGAGTTGCATTAACTCCAGATGCTACTACTCAAGCGGTTGTTATGAGAAGCGTAGTCGGCAGCGCGAATATCTCTGTTGTTGCAAGCGGTGACACTGTAGTTTTATCAACGACTAGAGTTGACGGATTATTGTCACTTCAGGGGAATGCAGTTGAGACAGTTATTGCAGTGGCAACTACTCCGGTTCTTGTGGCTGGCGTTTGGGTTGTTGGGCTTGAGTCTCAAATGACCGGCACAGTGGGTGGCAGATCAACACTAGTAGCAACAGAAGATTTTACAGCATCGATTGATGCGGTTTTAAATATGTCGTGTGTGTCTGGTGGTGCAAAAAGCTTATCGGCTGAGATTGCGATAAACGGCACAGTTATACCAGCATCTAAAATGACAGCATCAATAACCGGCGCTGCGGATGCTTCTATAGCTTGTGCATGGCAGGCTGTTCTGTCAACCAGTGATTACGTTGAGGTTTTTGTAACCAATGAAACTGACACAGTTAATATTATAGTGAGCTCAGCAGTATTACGGATTAATTAAAATGCCTAAAACTATCCTACCAATCGCTAACGGCTTTTATGAGAGCGATAGTTTGCCTATCTCAGCTCAAGAGTGTGTCAACTGGTATCCGAACATCGTACAGTCTCAAGGCTTGAACGCTGAGACTCTATTCGGTACAGCAGGGCTAAACCAGCTGGCCACAAGTGGTGATCTAGAGTTGAATCGTGGCTCTCATGTCATGTCCGGTATACCTTATTTTGTGAACGGCTCAAGTCTTTATCGATTGAATCGTGTTGTTGCAGGTTCTTCATTCACTTACAACCTAGAGAGCTTAGGTACTATCTCGGGTGCTGGGAGGGTGTCGATGGCTGACAACGGCACTCAGCTATGCGTTATGGTTCCTGGTGGTGCTGGTTATATATTCACAGATTCGCCTGACACTTTAACGACTATCGTTGATGTTGATTTTACGGCTAACGGTGCGCCTCAATACGTTGTATACATGGATGGTTATTTTGTATTCACGACCGACACCAATAAATTTATCGTGTCAGCCATCAATAACGGCCTAGCTTATAATGCGCTTGACTTCGGTTCAGGTGAGAAAGTAGGCGGTGATTTGATCGGCTTATTAGTGTTTAAAGGCCAGTTATTTTTGTTTGGTGAGCATTCATTGGCTGCTTATCAGAACAGGCCAAGCGGCGCAGATTTCCCATTTGTATTTACAGGGCTAGAGCTTGATAAAGGCTTGGACGCTCCGTTCTCACTTATTACGACAACTGATGCGTTCATGTTCATCGGTGGCGGCGTTAATGAGTCTCCGGCTATATGGGTGTTCTCAGGTATTAACGTGCAGAAGATAAGCACGACAGCTATTGATTCTATTCTTCAGCGAGAAGATCTATCGAGTTCATTCGCTTGGTCGTATGCTCAGAAAGGCGCTTATTTCATGGGCTTCTCACTGTTAAACACCGTTCTAGTGTTCGACATTATTTCTCAGCGATGGCATGAACGAAAGTCACAGATTGAAAACGCTCGGGGTGTTGTTAACACTATTCGATTTAGAGCGAATTCAATGGTTGAGGCTTACAGCAAGATTCTTTGCGGCGACTCTATTGATGGTCGTGTTGGTGAGTTAGACATAGATCTATACACAGAATATGGCCGCAACATATTGAGAACAGTAGCAACACAGCCTTTTCAGAATAATATGGATTCGTTTTTTGTGCCTTATGTTGAACTTACTGTTGAGTCAGGAGTGGGTGATGTAGCTGAGGCTGATCCACAAGTTGGATTATCTATCAGTCGAGATGGTAAAACTTTTTCTGATGAGCGTTTCAGATTGATGGGCAAAGTGGGTGAGTACAGTCGGCGGGTTATCTGGCGCAGAAACGGCAGAATACCAAGATTTGCAGTTCTTAAATTCTCAATGAGTGATCCTGTTAAACCTGTGATCATTCAGCTAACGGCGGATGTAACAGCATGAGCAATAGACGGCTTAATGTATCGACTCCAATCGTAACAGAAGGCGGCACGATGGAGCGTGAGTTCTTAGACTGGACTCTTGAGGTTATTAAGTGGGTCCCATTGCTAGGAACAGGCAGTCCCGAAGCAGTTGTCACAGCTCCTCAATACTCACTTTACATTGATACTAATGGCGTTGCAGGTACGATAGAATACAGAAAGATGCTTGCGGAAATTGGCGGTGATACGTCAAAAGGGTGGTTGCTAGTTTGAGGCATGATTTGGACTATGTTGTATTCGCTATGCCCAGAAGTATGAGCAGGTGGCTATCGGTTGCATTGTCTTTTAATGGACACACTTGTTATCACGACATAGAGCACGATATAGAGTTACCTTATGAAAAAGGTAATGGCATTGCCGGATCGTGCGAGACTGGTACGGCCTTAGCAAATAATGGCATCGTACTGCTAAGAGAGCCAGCAGATAGCCTCAATTCAATGGCAGCGGCTTATGGCATCAAAGGCAAAGAGCTGAGTGATTTTGTCTATCGCCGTTATGATGAGCTAAGCAGTAGCGGGTTGCCAACTTACCGGTACAGTGAATTGAAAAATTCTAGAGTTGTGGCAGAAATACAGGATATGTTGTTGGGCGAATCAATGTCGCTTAGAAGAATAGATAATTTATTGACTGCAAAGATTACCGTTAGCGGTCAATACTTACACAAAAGGCTTAAAGATGCTGCCATTCACTAAGATCGATGCAGTGTATGATGTGGACAACATGGCGACATGGCTATCAGGTTGTGACTTGTGGGATAAGTACAGCATGAGGCGTGAGTTTGAAGGTTCTCCACATTCTAAGATGGTTGATATTTGGGCTAGATATAAAGACCCAGCGCCACACATAGCATCGGGTGACTGGTCTGAATTTGATAAAGAACATGAGTCAGTATGGCTTGAAGAAGTGCCAGGCATAAAAGATATTTGTTATGACTTAATGGAAAAGGTCGGCGGCGGCACTTTAGGCGGAGTATTGATTACAAAGTTACCGGCAGGAGAGTCTATAGCGCCACACACTGACTCAGGTTGGCACGCTCAAACCTATGATAAGTATTTTTTGTCAGTAAAGAACGAGAAGGGCTCAGTGTTTGGATTTGATGCTGGCTTGATAGAATCAGAAAACGGCGAGGTCTATAAGTTCGACAACAGTGTTGCTCACTGGGTTGTTAACGATAGCACTGAAGACAGAATTGCAGTGATTATCTGCATTAATTAAATTTAAGGGGAATATTATGCCTTGGGGCGCAGCAGCAGCAGCAGTAGGCGCAATCGGTGGAGCGGTCATATCATCAAAGGGCGCTAAAGATGCGGCTAAAGAGGCTCGAGAAGGCCAAGAGAATGCGGCGGCTATAATAGCTGATTCTGCTGATCAAGCGCGTGAAGATATTTATACAATATTTCCTAATGCTCAAGCTACTTCAACAGCAGGATTTCAAGCTGCTTTTGATGCTATTGGTGCGGCAGCTCCTCAGCAAGTATCGGCATTTCTTCAGGGCAATCAGCAAGCTCAAGGGATCATCGGCCAAGGCCAACAGCAGTATCAGAATGCTATTCTTGGATTAGGCACTGATACGAGTTACCTACAGCCTCAGCAGATTGATTATGATTCGTCATGGATGCAAGACATTGTTCCAGAGCTTAGAGCGCCTGAGAATAGATTTGGTGAAGCTGCTGGTGTTGTCGGCAGTCCAGTCTTTAACAATGAGTCTGACGCCGCGATTGATAACGGTGTTGGGGTTGGTACTGAGGTTGGTGATGCGGCAGCAGAAGAGGCTGAAGCTGCGGCTAATGCTATGCCAGAATTTTTGCAGGGTATTAATACAACTGAGCAGCTTTGGTCTGCTGCTGCCTCTGGGGTAATACCCGGGCTTAATGCTGGTGATGCTGAATTTTTTGGGGCTCTACTTGCAGATATGAGGGGAAGTCATGGCGTTTATGGGAATCAATGGATTGAAGACCCAGAGCAAGTAAGAAAAGACATTGTAGGCGTGCAAGGCGGGTTGGCCAGCGCTAATGAATTGCCTGTTGAGCGGCTTCTAGATGCAATAACAGGCGGGTCAACGTATACGCCACAGACAGTGCTTGACGCTAACTTGTTAAAGGGGTTTTAAGATGGCATTTTCATTATGGGATTTAACTAATTCAGCGGCAGCAGCTAGTTTATCCGGTCAGCCGGCTACTACAGTGGCTAACCCTAATAACAATTTAGCCTCAGAGTTTAATAATCTCGGAGGCTATTCTCCTACAAATATGCCGGGCAGTTCTGGCACGTCAGTTAATTGGGCTAATAGGTTTGCTGCTGACGATATTGCAAATGGTCGAGTAAGAGACCCGTCAAGGGGCGGGATACCTAACCCTAATTATGGTATGCCGGAGGTTGGAACTACTGGCACACCAGAAGAAAGATGGGCGGATAGGTCTGAATTTATAAATAACGGCGGTAGTCGATTAGACTCTTTGCGTGATGGGACTCTAAATTCTGACTATATGAATCGGCCTAGAGTCCAAAATGAAGGGCCTATTGATTACTCAACTATGGCCATGTCAGTGGCTAACCCTAATGCTGTATACACTCCAAGCGGTCAGCCGGTCAGTGGCGTACAAAGATCAGACGGTGGCAGCTTTGGCGGTGTTAGCTCCGGCAACACTCAACCCCGAGGGGATCAATATGGATGGACAGGCAATCGTTTAACTCCTGAACAGATGGCTGCTAGAGATAATCGAGACTGGTCAATTATAGCTGGCTCTACACCTCAACCGGGCGATCCCGGTTGGAGTTTAGGAATGCCGGTTAATAGTTCGGGACAGACTTCTACCGGTCAACCAGCTGTTCAGACAGCTACAGCGCCACAAGGTGCGATTGTTGATATGTACCAGAACCTATTGTTCAGAGCGCCTGATGCGGAAGGTTTAGCGTGGTGGCGCTCGGCTAGAGACGCTGGTACTTCGCTGGAAGATATTCATAGCGGTATTAGCAACTCGGTTGAGGCTCAGGCATATAAGATGCCGACAGGGTATGGTGGCAGCCAGTTCCAAAGTGTTAACCCAGAAACGGGAGCTCCGGCAACAGGCTTAATTGGCTCTGAGAATGCTTTAACATCTTCAGCTAATGATGCGATTCAAGCATTAAGCTCAGCTCAGAATGAAGGCAGTACAAGGCTTCAATCTGCTTATAATACTGGAAGGTCAGATATTAATGCAGGTATAGCGGCTATAACAGCAGAGCGAGAAAATGCTGCTGAAGCAGTAAGGGCTGGAAATACCGAAGGGATGTCGATGATTAATACCGGTATTGATCGGTTTAATCCAATGGCTCAAGAAGGTAATAGCGCGAGTGCTGTACAAGCTGCTTTATCTGGTGCGATGGGGGTAGAAGCTCAAAGAGAGGCCCTAGCCAATTTACAGCCTGTTGACAGCTTTTTACAAGAACAAGGTGATCAGAGTGTATTAAGGCAGCAAGCGGCACTAGGCGGCTTAGGCGGCGCTAACGTGATGAAGGAGTTAAGCCGATTCAATCAAGGTTTAGCACAACAATCTCACCAACAGCAATTCCAGAACTTAGGTGATACAGCTAACAGAGGCTTTAGTGCGTTACAAGGTCAAGGCCAATTAAGTGCTCAGGGCGCTAATATGGCGGCTAATACTGGCGCTTCTATTGGACAGCTTGGAATGCAAGCGGCACAAGCGGTGGCTAATGCTAACCTATCTAATGCTCAGCTAGGTGCTAACAGTAGTCAGCAGCAATCAGTACTAGGCGCTAATGCAGCTAATCAAATAGCTAATATGTATGGCAATACTGGTAGCCAATTGTCAGCAGGGCGAACTAATGCAGGCAACGCTATTGCTAATAACTTGGCAGGCAGTACAGGTGCTATTGCTGATCTTCAGTTCCAGCAAGGTCAAGGCATTTCAGACTTAGCAGGCCAGATCAGTGGCAACCTTGCCAACTTGCTATCCGGTCAAGGCCAACTGTCAGCAGCCAATCAATTAGAGTTGGCGACACTCCTTGCTAACTTAGCTACTCAAACAGGGTCACAAAGTGCGCAAACATCGGCTAATATTGGAGCTATAAATTCTGAAGGCACAGCAGGCAAGTATCAAGCTATAGGTAATGGGTTGATGGGGCTTGGTGAAGCTGTTGAGTCTGGAATCAGTAAATGGCAAGAAAAAAATCCATAAATTGAGCTTGTCGCATTAGGAGAATTAAATGAGTTTTTCAGAAGGTTTTAGAGCAGGCTTCACTGGTGAGTCAATAGCTGATCAGCAAGCAAAAAAGGCAGCTGTCACACAAAAAGCTGACGAAAGCGCATTAAGAAAGCAGCAGGCAAAGCTACAGATTATCGAGCTTACCGGCGCTAGAGATAAGCGAGAGTTGTCAGAATCAGCTGATTTGCTTCGCAGCGCTAATATTATGTTTCAGCAAACCGGCGATATTAATGCGGCTAAAGAGACGCTTCTCAGGTATTCACAAGCGGCAAGCGGTGATGGTCGATCGATGGAGGGGATCACGCGCATATTAAATGCGACGGGTGAAGACTTCAGCATGACACTTAACAATGCTGAAAGCTCTATGGTTGGTCTTGGCTTGCTTACCCCAAGAACAGAAGATCATAAAAAGTTCATGGGCTTAGAGACAGTTAAGCCGGTATCTGACAAAGAAAAAGCTGAGACGGCTTATAAGGTAGCTCAAACCGCTGCTTTAACTAAAAAGGATACAGCAGGCGATGAAGTTAAGGGTCTTGAACTCCAATTGACTAAGCTAAAGATCGCTACAGAAAAAGCAAAGCAAGCCAAGACTGAGCAAGAAAAAAATAATCTGCTCAGAGAAGTTGAGACCGAGAAAAAAGATATAGATTTTCAGGCGACCGAAGCTATCAATACATTTCAATATACAGCCGACACTATCGGCAGAATGCTTACAATGGGTGAGGGCGGCAAAGCTCTAGAAAGATCGGCTGGTATATTCTCAGGCCTTATGACGTTTGGCGGTACAGAAGCGGCAGGGTTTGAGGCAGCACTTGAGACATTACAAAGCCAGTTGTTTTTATCTCAGATTGAAAAAATGTCAGGAATGGGCACTTTAAGTGAAAACGAAGGCAAAAAACTAGCGATGTCTATCGGTGCGCTTGACTTAAGCATGAAAGATAAAGACCTTAGAAGCGAGTTTGTCAGAATCAGAAATGTATTGATTGACGCAAAGTCTGCTATGGAGAAAAAGTATGGCAGAACCCCAGTCGCTCAGAAAAATGACACTCCAGCAAGTAACAATCAATTATCCACTAGAGACGCCCAAGCATTAGAATGGGCCAATCAAAACTCTAATGACCCAAGGGCGGCGGCGATAATACAGAGGTTAAGATAATGGCATTTAATCCTGATGAGTATTTAGCAGAAACTAACGCTCCCTTTAATCCTGATGAGTATTTAGCAGAAGGTCAGCAAGCGCCTCAAAATACGGAGTCGAGAATAGTTGGTGGCATTCAGTCAGGGCTTGATATTGTTTCAGAGTTTGCGGCGGGGGTAAATCGTGGCGTAATCACAATGGCTGACGTGCCTGCTCAGATAGCTAACGCTGTCCTCGAATTGCTAGACTCAGAAAAGCGAGTTCCGAAAATTGCTGATACTTCATTGGGTATTCAGGCAGGACGAGGCGGTTTCATGGAGCCAGGCTCAGCAAGCCAAGTTGTCAGAGAATTAGGTGAAATTGCAGCTCCTTCGATACCTATGGGCAAGATGATAAAAGGCTCAAGCTCGGCAGATGACATGGTAAGAGGCTTGGATGATATGTCTAAAAATCTACCTAGCCAGTCCACAACAAGAATTGCAGCCTCGGAAACGGCAGAAAGGGCAAATAAAGCACCGCTTTCGGAAACAGGTAAAGCATTGCAAGCACCAAGCAATAAAGTCAGTGAAATGCTCGATCCTGCTGACAGTTCTAAGATTGCTGATAAAATGCTAACCCCTGCCGGCAAGGTCATAACAGACAAGATAGCCAAAGAGACTATTAAGCAAGGCTGGGATCCTGCGGTTATTTCGACAATAGCTGAAGAATCAACACCATTAACTAAGCGCAAAATGAAAGGCATGATTGAGATATTCAAGAACGGACTAAAAAGTAAGCGTACTGCTGTCAGACATAGACCCGCTAAGATAGCAGGCGATTCACTTATTGACCGGCTTAAATTTTTAGATGACACAATGGCTGACGCTGGCAAGAAGATTGACACTATTGCCGAGTCTAGTCTTTCAGGCAAGAAGGTTGATTTCTCAATACCAAGCGGCAAGTTTACAGATGATCTAGCTAAGAATGGCGTTAAAATAGTCGAGAATTCAAAAGGTGAGTTTGTTCCAGATTTCACAGATTCATTGCTTGGCAAGAGTGACTATGGGCCAATAAAAGAATTATTTAGAAAGATGAATATCATGCGAAGAACTGGCCAGAATGATGCATTATCTGCTCATAGGTTAAAGCGCATAATCGATAGAGATGTTAAATGGGGTAAGCAACAAACAAGCATGAGCGACGATGGTGCTCAGATATTAAAAGACTTCAGAACAGGCTTAGATGAAATTCTTGATGATATTTTTAAGCAATATGACAAGTACAACAAAATCTATTCTGATGGCGCAGAAGTAAGAGACGGAATATCAAACTCGGTCAAAAAAGCATCTAAAGAATTAGGTGAAAATTATCTAGATGAGCAGCTTGGCACTAGCCTTAGAACCCTGATGAACAATAGTGCAGGCAGGGGCCAGATGACCCAAACAATCGATATGCTTGAAGAATTCGCAAATGCCAACGGCAAAACCTTTGATGACAATGTGCATGACCTTTCGATCTTCGCTAATGAGCTGGAGAGGATGACAGGTAGTGCAGCGCCAACATCATTATTAGCCCAAGGCCAGCAATTCGCTGAGACAGGCATAGAGACGGCAAGAACACTGCAAGGGCAGGGCGGCATAGTAGAGAAAGGGCTTGAGCTAATAGGCAAAGGATATGACGCGACCAGGGGTATTAATGAAGAAAATGCGATAAAATCAATTGATGCATTTCTAAGCAGATAAGGAAAGAATAATGGCTAGACTAATACCGGCTTTTCAACAGTTTTTTGACGTTAACGGTGATCCACTTGTCAGCGGTAAGATATATTTTTATCAATCAGGATCTACTACTGATAAGAATACTTATGCAGATGTTGCCGAGACTATCCCGAATGCTAACCCTGTTATTTTAACTGGTGAGGGTCGAGCGCCTAATATTTTTGGCACTGGTTCTTATAAGGCTTTATTGACTAACAGCAATGAGGTTCAGATTCTAGCCCGTGATCCAGTTGGCGGGTTAGGTACTCAAGAGTTCGGCGCTGATTGGAACTCACTTTTAACTTATGAGTCTGGCGATATTGTCCGTGATGATCCGTACTACTACCAGGGTCAGTCGACTAACAACACAGGTAATTTACCGTCAACAGATGGCGGTTCTAACTGGATAACATGGCCACCAAATACAGCAGCGGCAGAGATATATGCTGATGAGGCTGAGGCTAGTGCTATATCGGCGGCGGCTAGTGAAGTGGCATCAGGGTTAAGCGAGACAGCAGCGGCAGCAAGTGCGGCGGCAGCATTAGTTAGTGAGACTGGTGCAGATGGGTCTGAGACTTCGGCGGCGGCTAGTGCGGTTGTGAGTACAGACCAAGCGGCTATAGCAGTTGCAGCGGTTGCATCTTTACCAGTCGGAACGCTTAACGATTCTATCGTGTCACTAACGACAGCCTATTCAAGTGCTAAGATCGTTGCTTTGATTGATGATATTGACCTAACTACACTAGAAGCCAATATCACTCTCAATGCGTTTAACATAGCTGTGAATGCCGGCACTTCTGTCCACAACATGGTTGACGGTGTGGTTGATGTATTCACTGACGAGACGGGTATTGATACTGGTCGAAGCATTAACGAGACTTATGATGCTGGCGGTGATTTCTATTCCCCTTCGCCAGCCACTGACATGGCATTAAACACTGACGTATTTACAGCACTAGCTTCACCAGATAGCGCCTACGTTGTCATGCATGAGCAAGACGTTGATGCGGTAACTCTAAACACTGATTTGTCAGCGTGGGTGTCTCGTACAGCTCAGACTGTTTACACAGTAGACGTTGGAGTTAGCACAGTTAAGTTAAACGCTACATCTCACGGATTCACTGATAACGACAGAGTTATATTGTCTACAAATACCGGCGATAACTTCGCTACTGGTTGGGATGGGCTGACTGTATATTATGTCGTGAACGCTGGCACTAATGATTTTGAGATTAGCTTAACCGAAGGTGGTGCTGCTGTTGCTGCTAGTGTAAACCCCATCACTGGAAACCCGTTAAGCTCCGCAACTTATTCAACTGAGAGTTTTAGTGTTGCGGCTCAAGATGCTATTCCTATAGATATAACCTTTAATGCTGACGGCACTAAGTTTTTCATGCTTGGGGCTACGAATAAATATATATACGAATACACCTGTTCTGTCGGGTTCGATCTCAGTTCGACAGTGGCTTACTCGACCAATTCATTCTTGCTTACAGGGCAAGATACAGTCCCTAGAGGCATAGCGTGGAACTCTGACGGCACTAAGTTCTTCATGGTGGGGTACACCAACAAGACTGTATACGAGTACACTTGCTCGGTGGGTTTTGACCTCAGTTCGACAGTTGCCTATTCAGGTAATAGCTTCTCTGTCAACGCACAAGAAACAGCACCAGAGTCGGTGCGGTTCAACACAGACGGGACAAAGTTCTTCGTGGTCGGTGTTACTAGCGACACAGTGTTTGAATACACTTGCTCTGTTGGTTTTGACTTGTCTAGTACAGTAGCTTACTCGACTGAATCTTTCTCGGTGGCGACACAAGAGACTGACCCGAGGTCTGTAGTATTCAATACAGACGGCACTAAGTTCTATATTCTAGGAAGCGCCAACGATACAGTATTTGAGTACACTTGCTCAGTTGGGTTCGATCTTAGTTCAACAGTAGCGTATTCAACTGAATCTTTCTCCGTTGCTACCCAAGAGACTGGGGCGTATTCAGTTCAATTTAACACGGCGGGAACAAAGTTTTTCATTGTAGGAACCGCCAATGATACTGTTTACGAATACGCTCTGCCTGTAAAAATACAAAACATCACAGACTACGGCCAAGCAACACTCTCACTAGACGCTACACAGCTAGTCGGTCAGTTACTCACTGGCACTGCTGATATAAGCACTCAAGCAGCGGGTACGTCTATGTCAACCGTGATACTGACTGACAACAACAAAGATTTGAAAATTCACTCACTATCAACTCAGTGGAAATAATTATGCCGATTAAACGATTAGAAACGGCGGAAACTGCCAAGCTACGCTCCAGTCCAAGTGCCGCCCTCAAAAGGTCTGGTGTAGAGTTTGAAGGGGTGTTCTGCTCGGCAGAGGCCGAAGATATGTGGAGCTTAAACTCAATTAAAGACTTCGTTGCAGCGGGAAACAGCACACCATTCGAGTTCGTTAATGGCAATGTGTTAGTTCTGACGCCTGCTAACTTAGCGGCATTCACGGCAGTATGGACGCCTTTTAGGGCCAGCTTTTTTGTATGAAGTACCGCAAGGGCTATAAATACCAAGTAGCCAAGACGTTCACGCTGCAAACAACGATAAAGTATTTCACAGTATCGACAGACTCAGGGCGGGTACGTTTAAACTCGCTCGGGGTTCTGACCATTACTGAAGGTTATGCTACTGATGGACCAAGCGGCCCTACTGTTGATCGTCAGCAGAACATGGTCGCTGGTGTTGGGCATGATGCGCTTTATCAGCTAATGCGGGAAGGTAAAATGCCGTTTGAGAATTGGCCAGAAGCCGATCGTAATTATGGCAGATGGTTACTTGAACACGGTGCATGGGCTATAACTGCTAAGTTAAATGTCTACGGTTTATCGTTGATGAAAGGCAAGTATGCTAAAGTTAAGAATCGAAAACGGATTTACGACTCTGAGGCTTAACCATGATCGGCACAGCAAACTTTACCCTAAAGGGCGATCCAAAACTTGCTTGTACTTGCCTGCATCCAGACTGTGATCAGAGAACAGTTAACCAGGCTACACTGATCAAACTCCAAGTCGTGCGTGACATTGTTAAGCATGGGTTGGTTGTGACTAGTGGCGGTCGTTGCCCAAACCATCCTAACGAAATTCACAGAACTACGCCTGCTGATCATCAAAATGGCAAAGGCGTTGATGTATCCGCTAACGGCTCGACTCGTGGTAATATCGTACAGGCAGGCTTAAAAGCAGGGTTTAACGCTATCGGCGTTGCCAAAACTTTTGTGCATCTTGGCTATCGTACTGAGCTTCCTAAAGGCCATCTGACTATGTGGACATACTGATGGATAAATGCGAAAAGGACATAAGCAATTTAACACTGAGTAGGCTTTTAACGTGGGAGTTTTTCTTTGGTGCTGTAGCGTTTGTTTTCACAATAGCGATGGTTTGGGGCAGTTTAAACGAAAAAGTGATGGCTAACTCTGTCAATGCACAGAGAATGATAGAAAAACAAGAAGAATTTACGCGCTCAATTGAAGAAATAAAAGCAAGCCAAAAAGTTTCACAAACTCAGACTGAGAATCTTAAAGATCAGTTTAACGCTCAGTCTCGTGACATTCACTATGTTAAGCAGCAAGTAGACGAGATTAAAACCTTACTGATTAAGTTAAGCAGGGATTGATGTATTCCTGCTTCCGTTCTTGGCGCTGACAAGCTCCCCATTGGCCTTACAGAGGGCTTTAATCTCTTTTGATGTAATGGCAGCCAAATGCTTTCTAATGCAGCTAGGTGAAACGTCAATGGCCTCTGATACGGTCGTGGTAGTACCGCCACTCCTAACCATTCTAATTATTAAGGCTTTATTCTCAGTCATTACATCTTTGGCCAGCGAGGGCTTAGTTTTTACTTTTTTAACCACTCTCTTGCTTAGTGCTTTTAATGCCTCAGTTCCAATGTTCATTAATACTCCGAATCGTAAACCATTATTATAATTAAAATTGATGCTGCTGTAGCCATAATTACCAGGCTGATGTTCATTTCAAAGTCAGTCATATCGTGCCAACTATGAAAAACAACACCAGCAATATTATCACACCTACCAACTCAATTTGATCTTGTTTCATTTTACCGCTCCAGTTTATTAAAGCGGCATGATATATATTTATTATAGAATCCGAAACCTAATCACTCCCTTAGTTCGCTAAGTACTTCATATTCTTCAACATTAAAGTCGTTGTAGCCGTTGTAGCCATCGCTAGTGTCTTCATATTCCGCTACTACTGATGCCGCATTAGCTAAATACTCATTGACAAAAATACCAAGTATCTCTGTACTCTCGTAAGGGTAAGTTATGGTTAGCACATATACTTTCATTTCTTAATCACTCCCTTAGTCGCTTGACGTAATCTTTAATGTCTTGTTTTGATAGCCAGTACCCAGTATCAGCCCAGTAATTCTTAGCAACCGTGGTTCTTAGTGCTGACGTACCTAGCATTTCTTCAATAGCCTGCGCTTTGATTTCAGCTAGTGCTTGTTTGGGTGTTCTATGCATTTCTTCAATAGCCTGCGCTTTGATTTCAGCTAGTGCTTGTTTGGGTGTTCTATCTAGATAACGCATTCGTTCTGGGGCATCATCATCTAGCCAATTCCATTCCATTGCATCACGTAAGTCATTGCGTAGAGTTTCACAATGAGCTTCAAGCTCTGCATTGCGTACTGATAACTTATGGCATTCGTTTGCCCAATCTGTTTCATTAAAGTCAGACATCTTAATCACTCCCTTAGTTCTGCTCTAGTTTCACAAAGAACCGCGATTACTTCTTCAATGTGTTCGGGTTTTATATGAATGTAAGTATCATCCCCATGAATTGCTGTAAGGTCTTTTACTTGAGCCTCAAGCTCTGAAATACGCTCATTCTCTTTATTTGCACTCAAAGTACTAGCCCATAGCAGTATTTTCTTTGCTATTCGATTATTCATCTTAATCACTCCCTTATCGCCATATTAATGTGACGCACTTTGATTCTTTTTTAGCTTTACGCATTGCAAAGATTGCGGCTAATAAATTACATCCTGAGTACACCTGCACATCTATGTACCTGTTATCGATATTAATAGACGTAATAACTTCGTATGTGTATCCCATATTAATCACTTCCTTTAATGGCTTTATCAAGTGCAAGAGAGTACTCATCTGGAATACAGAAGTTATCCCCACCATCCCAATGTCCTGCATCACCACAGTTTGAATACGCCGATCTTATTGCTGATAACTGGGACTCAAGTTTCTTGCAATCCTCTGACTCATCTATCAGCTCTATTAAGTTTCTGCCATATAGCATTGCTGTTCCTGCGAGTTCTTCCTCAAGCTCTGCAATACGCTCTTGCTGCTCTTGGCTCTCAGTAGCTAAACCAAAGTTAAAGCCTTCAAGCTCTGCAATACGATCATCTGCCGTACGTAATAGGTCGATCTTTTGTGGTTGTTTGATTCGTATGTTTCCGTTTTCAATGTCTGTCTTTAATCGTATCAGCACCA